CTCTCACTTGTTATGCCGAAGGCCTCCAGGCGCCACCTCTTTCCAGGGTTGGCACCCCCATTGATATTATCTCAATGGAAAGTGTAGATCGATACCTCTTCGTAACCCGCTGATCCACGCCGGTCATATAACGGTCGCCCATCCTTTGCAAACTCCATTGGAGTCGGCAACGGACGGCCATCGAGAATGTGGCTAGTGATATCAGGATTGTCCCCACGCACGTATAACACGTACAGGGGGGTTATGTAGTCACCCGGGTACAGGGATATTTGCTTTGTCCCTATGCGTCGGAAACTACGGAAGAGGAAACCACCCCAACCTGACCTTTTCAGCCGCCGTGTCCGCTTCAGGTAAGGACTTGGGTCATCTCGCAAGAGATGCCCATCGCCATAACCATCGGGACCGTACAGCCTTAAGTGGTCTGGGATCAGGTCGTGCAAGTAATTCGCTTCATCTAGGCGTGATGCCCGGTAGAAGAAATTATGTAGCACGTAAAGGGTTTCGACCGAGATAACGTCTTTGACGTATGTCGGACGAATATCGATGCCGTAGAAGTAATCTGCACCACATGACTCACGAAACGGCCCGGAGCTGAAGGACTTTGTCTTATTAGGACTAAAGCCCGCGGCCCGTAGCACGTAACAGAGCTGCTCATAGTCTTCAGAAGGCACGATGATATCGTCTCCATAAACAGAGACTGTACCACCGCTCCGCACACAAGTGCGCGCGAGTGCCCAGAAGATTAGCGTTTCCAGCGGGAAGGTGAAACCATTACCCATCGCTGAAAAATGCTCGAGCCTACGGCAAACATCACCGTAGATGTAGTCCTGACAACGTGCGCTCGAAAGCAACACGTACCACTCGGGAGGTAGTAAATACCGAACGAGTTCGAGTGAAATCGTGTCAGATGCAGAACTTAGATCGACAGTAGCAAGAGAGCCGTCTAAGCTCCCTTGCCTGGCCAGGCGTTGGTTACGTGTCTGGTCAGTAATGTCGACTCCGGCTCTCCGTTTGAGGCGTCGCGCAATGTAATTGCCTATTCCCAACTGAAAGAATGAGTTGAGGGTTGGCTGCGTGATGATAGACCTCTTCGTGAAAGCCGTCTTCGGCACGAACACTAAGCGCGATGTTGAAACTTGTACATCCAGCACCGCTACTTCATAGCCGTCATCGTCAACGTAAGTTGCCTTCTGGTGTTCTTCTAACCAGTGAGGCATCTCGCGCAACAGTGACGGAAGTAGAGCGCTGCGCGCTAGTGATTCGCTACACGTGGGCGACTCTGCCAGTTTAGACTGGACTGTCGCTCGTTTTTGTTTTACCGTCGTGGTAGCTCCAGGCCCAAAGCTAAAGGGCAGCTTACTCATAGGCGGGCACGGACCCAGGACATAGGAGATTAGCCTTCTGGCCTTGTCAAGGACAAGGGCCAGGGGCGGCAACGGCGCAAGCCGGCCGCTTCTCCACAGTCTGAAGAACGCGTTAGTCTCTGAGCAAGCCTGTTCTGCTGCGAGGAACTTTTCGTATGCAATACGCTCGGTGTCAATGCCGAGATCCAGAGCATTATTCTTCTGGAAGAGGGCCTGCACTTGACGCAACACACGAAGTAACTCACAATCTTCTATAGACAGTTGATCATATCTATAGAGATCACTCAGATTACCGAGTGCCCCATAGTCGCAGTCTGCGAGCGCTACGCGCGCCGCGCAAAACGCGCCGTAAAGGTGTGAGGTTGACGGAGGTTTATGTCCGTCGAGCAGCATAGAGCCGAAGTCTCTAAGTAAGTCCAAGGAGGAATTCTTGGACAAAGGCGAAAGCCAATCCGAAAACGGATACTTCATGGTCATCTCCGAAAGAAGATATAAGGTTATGCAGTAGCTCGTATAATGTAACAACAACTACGAGCAATGCATAGGCAAGTGGGTCTCGCGACCCGCCACCACCACGGCCCATTAAGATGCCGTGATACCGGAATCAATTAGCTCAGACGCGAACCCCGTAGTTGGGGCGGCGACAGACGTCGAAACGTTGCCAAGCAGGTTCGTAAGGATCTGCTTGACAAGACGACGATTAGACTGTGCTGAGCGTTCGGAGAAGTAACCGACGAATGACCCGCTATCGGTAAAGGCGACCTTTGGGGCAGCAGTGTAGCCAAAAGCATTTTGACCGCTGACTGCCTCCATTACCGGGACTTCAACGCGGATTTCCACCCGTTCGATCCCAGACTTGAGCTTTTTCTGCATGGTCGTAACGCGAACGTTGGCATACAGTGGCACAGTGGCAAGGTTTTCACGCCACTTTGCTACGCTGCCAAGGTTTTCGTCAATACCCACGCCGAGAGGCACAAGTACGTGAGAGACAGGTGTCGCGGCACCGTCAAAGACGGTGATATTGGCTTGTGAGCTCATTTGTAACTCCAGTTAGGTTGTACCGATAGGAAATCTACCGGTGTACGGAGGACAGCAGCGAAATTATTAACGCTGCCGCATTCTTCAAGTGGCCTTCGCTTAGAGACTTTGCCCACGGCTTAAAAGACGGCCGTGTAACTTGGTCCTGGGCTACAGTACTAACGGTCCGATCGTACTTCACGCAACATGCGTGACACGACCCTTCTGAGATATACTGTAAGCTAAAAGCGCCTTGCTGCGTGAAGTTTATACTCCCGTAATCAAGAGAGTTGCGCAGCATAACACCCTTCATAACTGTTCCTTGGAGAAATGGAAGTACTGACATATTCTCTAGGAACCCACCAACAGGAAGGAACCAATCCGCTACAAAAGAAAACGGAAGTAGTTCCCACGCAACACTCAATGGATCGATTAGACCCATTGTGAGGTTGGTCGAGGGCGGCTCTTGTAATACATATTTCCTTGATACACGTGCCTCACGTCTACACGATAACCGCTGATTCGCGGGCGTGTAAGTGTCCTTGGACACTGCGCGTACACGTGTGATGAGCTTAGCTTCTTCTCGCATGGCTTTGACCGCAGCCACACCCTCATACACGTCCGACATAAATGGCAGCCAACCGTATTGGAAGGCAAGCCACTGCTGGGCGGGATCTGAAAGTGATAAGGCTTTACGTCGACATGCCATAAGGCGCGAGCGTCTGTAGCCCTCCCCGGTACCAGCTCGTAATAAAACGCGAGCGGCACCACTTAAGTCACCTCGCTTCACAGCGAGGGCGGCGTGCAACACCGAGGTAGACGCATGTACAATCTGGCCGATACTTTGGCCAAGTGTTGCTGCGAATACTGCGGAATTGAACGCACGGACTTCGGAGGTCATCTTCGACTGGCAACGAAAGTCTGCCTCAGTCGAATCAAGGAATGTACGAGCTATCTCCGGATTGCAACTTGGGAGATAGCCGTACCAGGCATACCAATTGCCATAACCGTCTTTTTCGACGATTTTTGACTTGTCACCTTGAACCGCATACATCGTAAGACTGTACGGGTGCTCACCGAACGGAGGCTTGGGATTATTAGTCCCAGTCCACGTCCGAGAGTTTCTGTAATTCCCGATGTAGTGATCCGGTATGGATCCAGATGACATACGTATGCCCTCCTGTGGTGATTAGCCACAGGGCCGGGGCGGAACCCCGTAATACCCATGTAGCAATACATGGAGAACTCGCGAGGCCACACTCTGCATCAGTCTACTGACTGTGCAATTTAAGGACCTCG